GGCCCGAAGAGTAAAAGAATACAAAATAGCAAAAGCGCAGAAAGAGGCTGAGAATAAAAAAGCTAAGGAAAAAGGAAAGGCATCAAAAGCGCATGCAAAGAGTAAGGCATCTTCAACTGCTCCTGCTAAAAACTTAGGTACAGTATCTGACGGAACTGCTTTTTATAAGACGGGACCGCTATATGCACATGAAGCAGGTCATACTGATCCTACCAAAGAAGCGAAAGCTAAGGCAGCTGCAGAAGCTAAAAAGAAACACGATGCATCCAGCAAGGTATATGGTAAAACAACCAAAACTGAAAGCACTAAGGATGGTGTAACTACTTATACTATGTCAAGACCTTGGACAAAGAAAGGTACTGGGAGCGGCGGCAAAAATTTAGGTCCCGGTTATAAACCTTCTGCTGCAGAAACNGCTAGGGCTAACGCAGCAAAAAACTCTTCTGGTGTTGATACTAGAACACATAAAAGTTTTAAGATGAAGCCAGTAGGTATAAAGATTACTCCTATGGTGCCAACCGCATCAATAATTATTCCAAAGAAACCAACCAACACTAAAAAAACACCACCCCCACCATCTTTAACATCATTTAAAGGTAAAAGTGGAACATACAGTTTGAAAGGCATAGACACGAGTGGCCGAGGNGGAAGAAAAAGCGGTAGCGGAGGCGGAAGAGTCTGCGGTTGTAAATAAATGAAAAAGATAATTCAATGGCTATCAGGTGGCGTTATCAAAGAAATTGGTAACGTCATTGACAAGCTTACNACTACCGACGAGGAAAGGTTAGAAGTAAAGAAACAAATACAGCAGATATTAGAAGATGCGGATACTAAAGCTCAAGAGCAAGTTAGCAAGCGTTGGGAAGCAGATATGAAGTCTGATAGCTTTTTAAGTAAAAACATCAGGCCTTTTATATTAATATATTTAACTGTAATTTTTACGTCTTTGGCTTTCTTTGATGGTAATATAGGTCAGTTTGAAATAGCTGAAGAGTATATCCCAATATTCCAAACATTATTAGTAACGGTGTATGGCGCTTACTTTGTTGGGAGAACTTGGGAAAAAGCGAAAAGTATAGGTAATAATAAAAATAATAACTAACAATTAAATTTAATAAAATGAGTAAAATCACAGAACAAGAATTAACAAACATTCAAGAGCAGCAANCAGAGCTTAATAAAGTATTAGGAACTATAGGNTACCTNGAGGCTCAAAAGCATTCGGAATTGCATAAAGTAGCTGCAATTAATGAAAATATTAATGAACAGAAAAAATTGCTTGAAGAAGCATATGGACCTGTAAACATTAATTTAGAAGATGGTAGTTANACAGCAGTAGAAACTGATGGCAAGTAATATAAGAAAAATAAGTATAGGATCTGATTATAAAAATGACGCCATGCATTATGCTGTAGGACAGCAAGTGTATGGTGGTCATACTATTTCTAATATTATATTTGAAGATCAAGATAATTCTTACAATATCTATATAAAAAAAGAAGACGAGGTATTACCTTGGAAGAAATTTAATGCTCACATGTCCATATCGGTCGAGTATGATTTAGAATATTAATGAGAAGCTTAGAATGTTTTATAGTTAAGCCGCTAGGCGAAAGATACAATAATGATATTAATGTTGGTGAAAAAAAGTTAATAACCAACGCTAATATAGAAAGCTTTCGTCACATAAATAAAAAAGCGGTAATTGTAGAAACCCCTAAGAACTTTAAGACTCCAATAAAAAAAGGGGATATAGTTCTTATACATCATAATATATTTAGAAGATATTATGGTATGAGTGGGAAAGAGAAAAATGGTAGTACCTATTTTAAAGACGATATGTACTTTGCTTACCCGGAACAAATATATGTGTACCAAAAAAATGATAAATGGTACACAAATATAAATTATTGTTTCGTAGCACCTATTGAAGAAACAGACCATTTAAAGCCTGAAAAAGAACAAAAGCATATTGGTATATTAAAATATGGAAACAGCGAGCTAGANGCGCTTAATATAAGCCCAGGAGATCTTGTTGGATTTAAACCATTACGTGAGTTTGAATTTGTGTTTAATAAGCAAAGGCTTTATTGTATGAAATCAAATGATATTGTAATTAAATATGAACGTAGAGGAAACGAAAAGGAGTATAATCCAAGCTGGGCAGAAAGCAGTTGAGGAATTAATTAAGGTAGCAAAAGAAGCTATTGTTGATTCTGATGATGATATATCTGCTGATAGACTTAAAAATGCAGCAGCTACTAAAAAGCTAGCTATATTTGATGCGTTTGAAATACTTAACCGTATTGAAGAAGAAGAGGGTTACTTAGAGACGAAAGATACTAATAGCAAACAAGCCAAATTTAAAGGCTTTGCTGAAGGAAGATCGAAATGAGTTACGAACAGCAATTAGTAAAACAACTACCCGATCATATAAAAGAAAGTGTTATTAAAAAAAATAACAAATCTAAAAAATGGGAATATGGGTANAACGAAGATTATGATGTTGTTGTAATAAGCAAGACCGGTCAAATTGAAGATATTATTGAGATTCAAAATCTTAAAATTGCTTTACCTAAGAGAGAAGATCAAGTTAAGTCTGAATCTAAAAAATGGGAAAAAGAAGCCTANCCCAANGAACTAAGTAAAATAAAAAATGTATCTGACTGGGAGGCAAAGCCAGAACACTTTAGAAACAAATGGTATGACTATATTGATAAAGAATTTAAAAGGCGCGATGAAGGCTTATGGTTTTATAACAAGAATAAGTATATTTATATTACTGGTTCTCACTTTATGTACTTGCAGTGGTCCAAAATTGATGTTGGGGCAGCAGACTTTAGGGAATCAAATAGATTATTCTTTATATTCTGGGAAGCTTGCAAGGCCGACTCACGATGCTATGGAATGTCATATCTTAAGAACCGTAGGAGTGGATTTTCGTTCATGTCCTCAGCTGAAACTGTTAACCTCGCAACAATATCCTCGGATTCACGATTTGGCATCTTGTCAAAGTCTGGCTCTGATGCTAAGAAGATGTTCACAGACAAGGTCGTACCGATATCCGTCAACTACCCGTTCTTCTTTAAGCCTATCCAAGACGGTATGGACAGGCCCAAAACCGAACTTGCCTATCGTGTCCCCGCATCCAAACTTACCCGTAAGAAACTTGAAGCCAACGAAGCGCAAAAAGATCTCGAGGGATTAGATACAACTATTGATTGGAAAAACACAGGTGATAACTCCTATGATGGAGAAAAATTAAAACTATTAGTCCACGATGAAAGTGGAAAGTGGGAAAGACCAGATAACATATTAAACAATTGGCGAGTAACTAAAACAACACTAAGACTAGGTAGTAGAATTGTTGGTAAATGTATGATGGGATCAACATCAAACTCGCTAGATAAAGGGGGAGAAAATTTTAGAAAACTTTACAATGATTCAGATGTTACGAAAAGAAACGCCAACGGACAGACTCGTTCAGGACTCTATTCTTTGTTCATACCTATGGAATGGAACTACGAAGGATACATTGACTCTTATGGCTTACCTGTATTCGATAAGCCGACCGGTACAGTATTAGGACCACAAGGTGAGAAAATTAAAACAGGTGTTATAGATTATTGGAACAACGAAGTTGAAGGGCTTAAAGACGATCAAGACGGTTTAAATGAATTTTACAGACAATTTCCACGTACAACTAAACACGCATTTAGAGATGAAGCAAAACAGTCGCTTTTCAATCTAACAAAAATATACGAACAAATTGATTACAACGAAGATTTAAGAAATACCAGTACAGTAACCCAAGGTAATTTTTATTGGGAAGGAGGTATTAAAGATTCTAAAGTTATATTTGCTCCAACTAAAGAAGGAAGATTTTTTATATCTTGGATACCTGATTTAGTATTACAAAATAACGTGCTATTTAAAAATGGATTAAGATGGCCAGGCAACGAACACATTGGTGCTTTTGGTTGTGATAGTTATGATATATCAGGGACAGTTGATGGTAAGGGTTCTAAAGGGGCCTTGCACGGGTTAACTAAGTTTAGCATGGAGAACGCTCCTATTAATACATTTTTCTTAGAGTACATATCTAGGCCTCAAACGGCTGATATATTTTTTGAAGATGTGCTTATGGCTTGTGTGTTCTACGGAATGCCAATACTTGCTGAAAATAATAAACCTAGATTATTGTACCATTTTAAAAGAAGAGGCTACAGGGGATACAGCATGAATAGACCAGACAAACTTAAACTGTCTGTTACTGAAAGAGAAATTGGCGGTATGCCAAATTCAAGTGAAGATATAAAGCAAGCGCACGCGGCCGCTATTGAAGCTTACATAGAAGATCANGTGGGTTTAACAGAAAATGGATATGGTACAACTTATTTCCAAAGAACTCTAGAGGACTGGGCAAAGTTTAATATAAATAACAGAACTAAGCATGATGCTTCCATAAGCTCAGGATTAGCCATAATGGCTTGTAACAAAAATAAATATAGACCATCTCCCAAAAGAGAATTAAGGTCAACTCCATTAGGAATAAAAAAATATAACAATAAAGGGGCAAGCTCAAAAATAATGTAAATGATATCAACCAATTATAACAGTTCATTTCCAGACCAGGTGGTACCTGACGAGGAAAAGCAAACATTAGAATACGGTGTCAAGGTAGGCCAGGCTATTGAATTCGAATGGTTTCGTAATAATAGAAGTGGAGGAGATAGATTTTTATCTAACTACCAAAACTACCATAGACTCAAGCTTTATGCTAGAGGAGAACAATCTATACAAAA